CCACATTCTACAGTTCCTGGTTTTCCATGGTATGTCATCGGACAGACAAAGAAGCAGGTAATGGAATCCGCTCTTTTCCAGAACTGGTTTGTGAATTGGTGGAATGCAGGATGCCCACGAAGTTGCATCTGGTCTACCGCCTTGAAAGAAGAAATTCGTCCTGTTTCCAAGTTACTTGAAAATAAGATTCGTACTTTTATTATCGCCCCTGTGCATCATGTTCTCGCTTGTGAGATGCTTTTTGGAATATTTCTTGATCAAATGATGTTGTCTTGGCCTGCGCTAGGACATGCAATTGGTTTTGATAAGTTCCATCTTGGTTGGAATCGTTTAATTTCAAGATTTGAAAAACACGAATACGGGAGTGCCGAAGATGTAAAACAATGGGATTCATCCTTCAAACTTTGGCTTCTTGTGTTTTGTAGTGAATTCATTATTACTCTTGCGAATTTTCGACGAGATCAAGATAAAATCCGTGCCAGAAATCTCCTTTCTGAGTTGTTTGAGTCTATTATTATGACGCCAGATGGAGAGGTTTTCATGAAATTTACTGGAAATAACACCGGTTGGTGGGGAACAGCAGTTTTTAACTGCCTTGGAAACATCCTCATCTCTTTTGTTCTTGGTGTTCGGATTTATTGTAAGCTCAACAAGGAGAGGCCAGAAGATATTCAGATTGACAAATTTATTCGCTGGTTTCTTGACGAGATAACATTTTGTGTCATGGGCGATGACAAAATGTCTACATACTCTTTACTTATTCGACAAACATTTACTCTTACCGACATGTTGAAGGTTTACCCTGATTGCGGGTTTGAAGTTGAGAGTTTATCGACTGATTACTGTCATTTTAGAATTATGCCTTTCCTGGGATGTACAACTACTGTTTACAAAAATTATTATGTCCCACTCCTTGATAGGGAGAGAATGCAGGCTTCTCTGATAGAGTCTAATCCTTCATTGGAGCCACCAGCAGTCTTAATACGCATTAATGCAATTCTAAGAGAGGCGTTCTTTGACCGTGATTTTAGACAAGACTTACTACTGATTCGAGAAGCGTGGATATCAAAATGGAATATTCTTTATGAAGATGATAAAGAGTGGCTTGACGCTTTACGAACCTGTGATTCAGTTGGTGAAATTGAGAATTTGTACTTGACATTTGAAAGACTGTGGCCCCAGGGTTCAATGAATCGTTCCACAGTTAAATA